GTCGAAGCGCCGGAGTAGCGCGCAACGCCGCCGCCGGTCACATAGGCGAAGGACGTCGTGCTCGCGACATCGCGAAGCCTGTCGGCAAGCCAGTACCATTCCCATTCGTCCTCCGAGCCATCCTTTCCCTGGTAAGCAATGCGATTACGTCGGTCTTTCATCGGCTCAAATTGCTTATCTTGATAGAGCGCTTCCGAGCCATAGTGGCAGTATCCGAATACTTCGCATTCTGTCATGAGCCTAAGCATGTCGCCACGTTCAAACGGCTTCATCATGTTTCTGATCTCTTCCGGGAATCTGATATATACATCCTTATTCAGATATTCCCTCATGATATCTTTGCCGTCTCTCTGCATCGGCATCTCTTCTGCGAGGCAGTCAACGAGTGCGAATATAACGCCGTCATCTTCTACCTTCATGGCCATAGCCTCTACTTCCTCGCCGTCAGTGAGAGTGAAGCCTATGACGTCTCCTACTTCGAATTGATGTCCTTCGCTCTTCTCGATGTCCGCTTCAAGCTCTACAGTTCTCTTGATATACATTGATCTCCTCCTTATAGTTTTGTGATATCTTTGTGCTCGTACACTTCCGGATCCTCCTCTAAGCAGTACGGAGTTCCTTTCATGCTGGCGAGCAAATACGGCTGTCTTGTGTTTATCTTTGTGATGTGCTTCTCGCATTCAGTCGAGCTGCAGTCGCAGAGGCAGTAGATGTATGGATGTTCTCGCACGACATCCACGAGCCTTTTGTAGCATGTGTCGCAGTCTCTCAGATTGAATGACTGAGCCATACATCCTCTGCATCTTTTGAATATCATGTCGGCCCTCCTATGCTTCGAGCTTGACTGAGGATACCTTCTTTCGGGCTACGGCTACGCCGTCCTTGATCTGCTTGATTGCGATGGTCGAGTCCGCCAGGCGGAATGATGCCGCTTCAACGTGACCGAATACGCAGAGCTGGCCGATGTTCTTTATCTCGTCTTTGACTTCCTCTGTCACTATCTCCATGCCGAAGCCTTTGGCCGACTCTCCGCAGATCTGCTCGATGTTCTCCGAGCACTGGCGCACCTTCTTGAGATTGTTGTCGCAAGTGCAGTGCTCGGCTGCTATCCTGTCTGCTTCCGTCTGCGTCTCTGCTTCAACGAGTCTTGTCTGTCCGCAGAATACGCATGTGCCTGTCATTTCTTTCATGCTTTCGTTGCCTCCTCTCTGATTGCCTCTTCATATACCGCGATGGCTGCGTCCATACCTTCTTCGAAGCCCTCGCAGCGTCCGATCTGGATGCCGCAGTAGTACACGACTCCGGTTACGACAGCTGCCGCTACGCCTACGATTATTCCTTCCATACTCCCTCCTCGATGTCTGATCCGATATCGTCGTCTGTCATGTCCATGCATCCGTCATCGTAGCCATCTTCATAGGCGCTATCTGCTTCCGATGTATCCGGCTCCGTGTAGATCTTCATCTGCGACGGATATACATTTATAGTGCAGTTCCTGCAGTTCTTTATCTGTACTTGTGGAGGGAAGCTGTCATACGCTTCGGCGAGAGCCTCCACCTTGTCTGTCGCTTCGTCGAATCCTTTTGTCTCGCATGTGATTAGCACTTTGCTTTCTTTCTCTATCATTCCTTTTCCTCCTCTTCATTGAGTACGGCCGCCAGATGTTCGGCCTCGCTGCGATGTTCATAATAGCCGCCGCGTGTCTCGCGGTTTCCGCTGTGGTCTACGGCATCCTTATCTTTGAGTCGGTATACTCCGTATAGCATCTTTCCTGCTACCGGATTCGCCGTCACTCTCCATTCGCTTTTCACTCTTCGCCCTCCTCTTCATCTATCGGCCATCCTGCCGGCTCTCCGAGCTTGCATTCTCCTTCGAATTTGTCGAAGCACTCACAGCGATGGCAGTCACTATATGTCGGATATCGCATGCATTGTCTTTTGATGGCTCTGGCCATCTGCATCATTGAGAGCTCGAGCTCATATCCTGCAGGCTGCATCTTCATCCTGTTCCTCCTCGGCTATAGCTCCTTCATCTTCTATGTATTCCGATATGCTTTCGATATCGTCTGTCTTAAAAAATTTCGGGCACTCTCCGCTTACATTCTTGAATTCGACTTCTGCAAGCTCTTGTGTCATGCTGTATCTCTTTATCGTGTATTCCTCGCATGAGAATCTGAATTCTCTGCCGCTCTTTAATCGCATGCACATATTGTGTCTTGCCATGACTATCCCTCCTTTTTCTTGAAGTTACTAATAAGCGATTCGTACTCGGCGCTGCAATCTGGGCACATCCATCCAACATCATTCTGATATTTCCATGTTGGTGGCATTTCGGTGAATCTAAGGCGGTGTGCGAATCCTCCATCGAGTTCCTCGCAGTTCAAGAGCTTTCTGCGGCATTCTCTGCCGCACCTGTCGCAAACGACGATTTTACCGATCCATTCACTCATCATCTGCTCCTTTCATCTTCGCTCCGCAGTTAGGGCAGAAGTTGCTCTTGCTTCCTTTACTATGGAATCCGCACTCTGAACACTCATATTCATACCAGCAATTGCCTCTTCCATCGGTTTCAAATTGCCAATCGCCCTTCCACCCTATGTCTATCCACTCCCCTTGCGGTCTGTCTGCAATCATGCTCATTAGTTCGTCCATACATTCAAGGGTTATCTTGCCTATTCCGCAGACATCGTATTCAAACACGGCTGTCTTGCCGTTCGGCAATTTGTATTCCTTCCTTTGCATCATCTGCTCCTTTTATGTCAGCGTATCGAGTTCCATGTTGAGAATCTTCCGGAGCGCCGCCTTCATGGCCTCGGCGCCGTCCTTATTAGTGACCGATGTGCTGTCGATCGCGCCGAGGCAATCATTAAAGGCGTTCTGCAAGATGTTCGCCTGCGCTCTGAATCTTGCGAAGTCGTCGTTTTCGGCGTTCTGCAGCTTCTTTGTCAGACGCTCGATCTCTTCCTCGTTGTCTTTGATATCCTCTTCATAGCCTTTGAGCTTCTCTTCTACCTCGGCTCTGGCTTCCTTGCGCAGTTCCTCGGCTCTTTCTTCGATGGCCTTGTCGACTATCTCCTGCTGCTTGTCTTTCAGATCCTTGAGCTTCTCCTTCGACTTGGCCAGCTGATCGGTCGCCTTCTGCTGTGCTGTGACGGCATGCGCTCTCTCTTGCTCCTTCTTGTCGAGTTCCTCTTTCATGTGCTCGACAGAGAGCCTCATATCCTCGAGCTCCTGCTCGCCGGCGGATCCGGCAGCGAGTTCGGCAGCGTCAGCTCTTGCCTCGGCCGCTTCCTTCTCGGCTGTCACTGCCTTGATCTTCTCTCTGAGTTCTTTGATAGTCAGCTCTGCTACATTCTCAGTCTCTACGACTTCCGCAGCGACTTCTTCCGGAGCGGCTAAAAGCTCCCAAACCCTTGAAATTCCTAAATCTGCCGACGTCGGCATTTTTGAAAACAGGCTATTTTCATCGTCCATTTTCTCGGCCAGCTGCATCATTCTCGATGCCTTCCTGTATGAGAATTCGAGATTATCAGCGCACCACTGCCCGAATTCTCCATGAGGGATACGGCCCTTGATCTCTATGAGGCGCCTGCCAGCATCCGCCAGCATGGCGGCGCTCATGGACGCGAGACTCTCGGCCTGGCGATATCTGACATTCACTTCGGCTGTCAGCTGCTCAGTGCTCTTGGCCTCAATGGCGATCTCAGTATCATAATTGACGTCTATTACTTCGTTCACTTCTTTGCCCTCCTCTGCATGAGTTCATTCTGCTTCGCCCTCTGGCGGCCTGCAGCTCTCTTATCCCTCTTCATGGCCTTGCGGCGCTGGGCTCTGTTCATGCCCTCGTAGGGATCCTTCTCCTCGTAATCTTTGTCAGTGATCTTGCCGTCTTTATCTTCGTTCATGCTGCCTTGTTCCTCCTTTTCTTCTTGCCGTTTACTACTGTCTTGAGCCAGTGATCTACCCAGGTTTTAACCTCTTCATCCGGCAGGCTGTTTCCTCTGCCGTAGCATTGCTTGACTGATTTCTCGTCGAGTGCCAGCTCGATAGTGACGAATGATATCTCCGGAGCGTCCACCTTGCGGAGAACGAATATCTTTGCGTTTCCCTTCATGGCCCTGTCTGCGTATGTTCCTACGCAGTTATGATTATTGACGCCTTCACTTTTGAATTCGTCTATTGATTCGAGCGCTCTTATCAGATACTTGTCGTCCTGCATGTTGTACCTCTGCAGCTTCGGCAGTATCTCCTCTATAAAGAGTCTCTCCTTCTCGAGCATCTCTTGCCGATGCTTCTCGGCCAGCTGCCGGCGCTCTTCCTCGATCTTCGCGTTGTATTCGTCAGTCGCCCTGTCGTGTGCTTCTTTCAGATCCTTCGGATATCTGTAGTAGTCATCGTCCGCAGGATATCCGAGATAATCGAGCATACGCTCATAGTCCATGTATTCGCCTATGAGGCTGTTGTCGAATCTGTATCGGCCTTTGTTCAATTGTCTCTCAAAGTATCTGGCCATCTTTATCGGATCGCCGTGGATCCTTCCGGCATACAGGCTGCCGATATCGAGCCACTTCTTCATCAGCTTGATTTCTTCGAGCTGAGGCTTCGCTCTCCACTTGAGCGCCTTCTTGTAGTAGGCGATATCTTCGACGGAGAGCATATCCCACTTCCGGAGCTTGTCTACGTCCTGCGGCTTTATCCGGAGGAAGCCTGGCAGTGTCTTTGCTTTCCAGTTCGGGCGGATGTATGTATGCGCCCACTGCTCTACAGTCTTGTCGATGTATTCTCCGAGCCCGGCCTTGACGATGTATTCTGCTCCCGGATATTTCGCATGGAGCGTGAGCTCTTTTATAAGCAGAGACGGCCATCCCATCTGCCGGAAGCTATCCGGGCCGAGGAATGTTTTTGATAGCAGCTTCTTAGTGTTCGGATGCATTTTCCACCATCCGGCGCAGTCAACCAGGCGAGGCGCTTTCATCTCGCTCATGGCGTATACGCCTCGGCCTTTGTTGTAGCTCCATCGTGTTTCCCATCCTTGCTGCTTGTCTCTCGAGATTCTGCCGATCGAGAGCGGAAATACCTCTATGAGTTCCTCCTGTTCTCTCGTCTGGCTGTAGTCTTTATAGATCGCCTTCTTGATCTCTTCCTGCGTGCCGCGTTTATGTTCATATCTCCAGAGGGCGAGCACTTCGGCAAAGTAGATAGCCTTCTTCGTTTTCCAAAAATGCAGGAATGTTGCCGAGCTTACCATTCGAGGCGTCGTGTGTGACATTGCCCTCAGCTCTTCGCCGCAGTGCGGACATATAACTCTGTCGCCCTTGCGTATCTTGTAGTCGTAGTCTCCTGTATATCCGCAGCGAGTGCAGTGCATAACCTTCTTGAACCTGTCATAGAACATTGCTGCAGGAAGGCTCTTGCGGATCCATTCCTCATAATCTTTCGGATATTTGATATCGAAGGGCATTTTGTCTATGACTTCATATTCGAATTTCATCCCGGCCCTCCTATATGAGATCGAGCACGTCCACGACGCCCGGAGCAGCTGCCGACGGCTTCGCTGATGCTTTCAGCTCGTAGAATTCGTCAGTCATCTCGATGACATCCGCATCCGATATCATGCCGATATTGCCGGTCTTGTTTTTCCTGGCTTCGCCCTCTATCTTCTTGATGAGATCTGAGAGATTCCTGTCCATTACCTTTGCAGCGACATCGATGGTCGTGCAGTGTGAATTGACATGTTCTTCAATAAAATTAGCAAGAGGCCCTCCGATCTTCTGCGACTCGTCTGTGATCTTCGCTCTTGCTTCGTTGATTTTATCCATGTTCATATTTTCATGTCCTCCAGTATGTTTTCGAGTTCTTCTATGAGAGGTCTGATGTCTTTGGCTCTCAGTCTTAGATATCCGTTCCGGCCTGTGACTACGAGAGCCTCTTCATTTGTTAGCCTTATGAGATAGGCTTCCGGCAGATATGATGCGTATACCATGACTCCCGGGATCGCTTCGGCGCTCCTTGCTATCGCTTCTACATTTAGAAGCTGTCTCGCGATATGCTTAGAGCGCATCGTTCTTGTGCTCCCAGCATGAGCCATCATTGCAGAATTTGCAGATGCTGCTATCAACGGAGCCGACGCAGTTATCGCAGGACGGATATTCCTGCGTATCTTCTGCGAGCCTGGCTATCTCTCCGCCGATGGCGTTCGCTATGCATAGCAGGCCGCCTCCGGCAGCCGCTATGAGCATGATGATCTTCAATGTCATTCCGCTTCGTCCTCGCTCTCTTCGTAGTCTCTGTACATCGGGTACAGGATGGCCGCTCCTCCGAACGCCAAAACGATTGGTATGAGCAGGCATTCGCTATCTGCCGAGCATATGCCGAGCACGAACATTATCAAGCCTATGGCTGTGACTATCTTCTTTGCTATCTCTCTCATTTCTCTTCTCCTATCCGCATTGCATGAATCGATATCATGCTGCATATCTCTATAAACATTTCCTCCGGGCTCATTTCCAAAACGGATATGCGCTCCGATACTCCGTCTCTGTATGTGATCTCTATTTCTTCGCGCCGGCTCGGATCATCTATGACGCCTTCGGATATGTGTTCGATGCCTACTATCATTCCTCCGGGCATGTGTCGCGTGAGTATGTTGAGGCTTTCAATGATTATCGGCTTAGTGTTGATCTGCATTCTTAGCCTCCTCGCGCTCTGCCTTCCACTTCTCAAACGCCGCCACGTTTTCGGGCTTCGAGTAAAAGCGTTCGGCCCAGACTTTTATAGCGCTCTTAGCTCTATACATTCCTATGCTGTCGAGCTTGACGCCTGCAGCTTTACCTTCCATCCTCTTCATCCTCCTTCGCATTCATGAGCTCTTCGGCCATCTTTCTGGCTATGAGCTTGTCGGCGTCGCAGTTATCTCCGAGAGGATCTTCGATAAACTGTCTGAGCGCCCTGTTGAGTATCAGAGTCTCTACTGTTCCGCATTCAAGTGAGAAGCCTCTGACATTGCTTCCGCACATATTGATTGTCGCTTTCATTCTTCGGTCTCCTCATCCTCGATCTCGATAAGCACTTCATGCTCTTCGCGAAAGCGCCTCTCATGGTCGGTGTTCTTTGCATGTTTGATGTCTGTAGTATGCCTGCAGACATCGTGGCAGTTTTTGCATCTCTGCCTATCGCAGATATAGAGCTTGGTCATCTCTTTCATGGCGTCTATTCTTCCTCCGGATCCTCTTTATCGACTGGCTTGCTGGCAGTCAACACGAGTCCTGTGTCGATGCCTTTTGAGTTCGAAAAATTACCGAGGGCTTTGCTTTCTCGCTCATAATGCTTGAGCTCCAGTGTGATATCGTAGCCCTCGCTAATGAGACTCTGCGCAATGGTTGTGAAAATGATTTGATTGTCCATAATTCTCCTTAACACCATTTTGGTGTATTTTAAGTGAAAAAAATTAGAAGAGTTCCTCGAATGCGCGCCCTGTATATCGAAGTATCTTGATTACTTCGGAGAGCTTCCAGTCCGTCTTTCCGAGCATCTTCACTTTGAATGTGTCGTATGGCATTCCTATCTCTGCTGCGAATGTTGCATAAGACATCTTGTTTTCTGCCATCCATCCTCTCAGCTTAGCGTTTGTGTCGCTCATTCTCTTTCCTCCTATATGTTGTGTCGAATATCGTTATATTCCTATTCGAGAAATAACTTACACCATATTGGTGTATCTGTCAACACCTTTTTGGTGTATTTTTACACTTTTTATGATACTATATACTCGCAAGGAGGATAGCAACATGGATAGAATCGTCAGAGACTTTGGAAATTACATCAAAGAGCGTCGTCTTGAGAAAGGAATGTCTCAAGAGGAAGTCGCGAAAAAACTGAACATTAGCCAACAAGCATATAGTCGTTACGAGCATGGAGACAGAGAGCCTGGCCTCCAGACTATCTATGATCTCGCTGCTATTTTGGATTTTGCGCCAGGCGACTTCTTTAATACTTATCGTTAATCATTGAGGAGGTTTCACATGAAAAAGAAATATTCAAAGATTGCCGGCATTTTTTGCGTTGTCGTTGCCACATTACTTCTTCTTATAATGCTCATATCTAAGGATTTCGGCATATTCTATATCCTCATTACGGCGTTTTCCTATTATGTAGGGATAAAGAATATTAGAGGCGCGAAAAAGGCGGCTCAAGATCCTGTGGCTGAGCCTGTAATTTATACCTCGGATCTAAGTGTCCGTGAAAAGAGTGCGTCCTCTTCATCTATCAGACAATATTCTTATAGCGTCTATGGCGTCAGATATAAAAACGAGGACGGCAAGGATATACAGAGCCTTCTCGCTAAGCTGCCGAAAGAGGGCCTCGATCCGTCTGTCTACTACGATTGTATGTCGAATGCAGATATTATCGAGATGGAGGATGAGGATTTCAGAGTGCATATCTTTGACGGCATTACTTATGACGCAGAGCTCGAGGCTTGTGAGTTCGAAGGATCTCCGGCAGTAAAAGTATATTTTCTCTCCGATAAGGAAGGCCGCGTGCATATTGGTTGGATATCGAAAGAGGATGCTCCAGACGTGGCGGATATGATATCAAAGCATGACTGCAGCTGTTCTCTTGAGATTGAAGGCGGCAGATACAAATATCTTGAATATGATGATCTGAAAGAGAAGTATAAAGTCTGTATCGGTAGCGACAAGGAATACTTCGCTAAGGTCTTTATTTCCTATTCTGCAGAGGAATAATTCAGAGGTTATACATGAAAGCTGTTATCTATGCGAGATATTCCTCTCACGCTCAGCGTGAAGAGTCTATAGAAGGCCAGCTCCGTGTCTGCTACGATTATGCAGCTCGCCAGGGCTTCGATGTGGTTGACGAGTATATAGACAGGGCCATTTCCGGCACTACAGATGAGCGGCCATCCTTTCAGCGGATGATATCAGACAGCGCTCGCGGCGTCTTTGATATTGTGCTCGTTTATGCTGTCGACAGATTTGCCCGGGAGCGGTACGCAGCTGCTACCTACAGGCATGAATTAAAAAAGCATAATGTAAAGATTGTCTCGGCCACTCAGCCTCTCGATGATAGTCCGGAGAGCATACTGCTCGAGGCTATGCTCGAGGGCCTGGCAGAATACTACTCGGCGAATCTGGCCAGAGGCGTCAAGCGAGGCATGCGAGAGAATGCGCTCAAGTGTCTATCTGTCGGAGGGCCTAAGATCCTCGGCTATGCTACGGATCCGGATACGAAAAAATATATAATCGATCCTGTCGGCGCGAATACTGTGCGCGATATATTCAATAAATATGATTCCGGGATGACGCTGGCAGCCGTTGTGGAGTATTGCAATGAGCAAGGATATCTGACAAGAAACGGCAGGTCGTTCAGCCGCACGAGTCTCACTACCATTCTGAGAAACCGCCGATATATCGGCTATTATATTTACGACGATATAGAGATAGAAGGCGGCATGCCTGCTATTGTAGATACGGAGCTCTTCGAGTCCGTACAGAGGAGGCTTGCTATGAATATGAAATCAAAGTCGAAGGCAAAGAGTGCAGTAGACTTCATGCTGACAGGGAAGCTCTATTGTGGCCACTGCGGATGTGCTATGTGCGGCACGAGCGGACGCTCTAAGAACGGCGAGAAATATTATTACTACTCCTGCCGTATTCACGGAAATAAATGTATCAAGCAGAATGAGCGTAAAGAGATCATAGAGGAGGCTATCTTCCAGTACATATCCTCTTCATTCTTGACAGATGAAAATATCGAGATGCTCGCAGATCAGACAGTCAGTATGCTCCAGAGCGAAGAGACGCAGAGCTATATCGAGGGAATCAAGAACGAAAAGAAGGAAATACAGCGAAGGAAAAAGAATATTCTCAATATGATAGCTGAGGGCGGCAGTGATCCGGATCTGCTCTCTATGCTGCAGGATCTCCGCGAACAGGATGAGCGGCTCGATGTTCAGCTGGCGAAGGCGGAGCTCGAACAGAATCATATTACAAGAGATATGATTATATTCTGGCTCAGCCAGTTTAAGAGCGGCCACGAGGACACTATCGGCGCCCGGAGGCATCTTATTGATGCTCTCGTCAATTCTATATACATTTATGACACAAAAGAAAATCAGAACACTTCCGAGAGTTCTGATAAAGGCTCGCATGGTCTCGGCAGGCGGCTTGTGATAGCCTTCAATGCTGCCGAATCCGTTGAAAATCCTGTGACTCTTGAGTGTTCTGATTTAGCTCGTATGGTGGACTATACAAGCACTTATCCGAACACTATTACCGCAGGAGGCAGATTTTATATTGTTGAAAGAGGCAGTATTATAATAGCAGTAATCGATATATGAGAAAAGAGGCGGAATTGCTCCGCCTCTTTCTCTATGCCTTAGATGTGTAATCGAGGGCGATCCATCTCGGCGACTTCTTTGTGCTGCTTTTCAGCTTTCCCCATGTAAAGCGGCCATTCACCTTGACTTCGATAATGGTGTAGACGCCAGGCTTTATGAATGTGCTTCCGTCTACTCTCACTGTCGCGTAGTTCGTGCCGGCTCCAGATCTGATATATAGATCCTTATCCCTTACCTTTACTCTGAACGGAGTGCCGTAGGACAGCCATTTGTTTGTTACTGCAGGCTTGCTCTCTGGCGAGGATCCTGCTGCAAGTTTCTTGTTCACTTGCTCTGCGATGTATTTGAATTTCTTTTTGAGATATCCGCCAGGGCAGGCCGTCGATGCGCAATAACAGTGCATGCAAAGATTGCCGCTGAGATCTCCGGTAAAGTTCAGTTTCTTGATGCCGTTCCTCTTGCAGATATCAGCTATCAGATTGATAGCTGTGGCTATCGTCTTATCCGACACATGCCAGCTTGTCGAGGCTCCGCCGTCATTGGCCAGCTCGATCCCGATAGATCTGCGGTTATATGCAGCGTTGCCGCAGTGCCAGGCAGTATTCGCCTCATCGACATACTGGCCGATATTGTTGCCGTTGACTCCGTAATGAGCCGAAGCCTCGCGGCTTGCGAATACATTTCCGCACTGTTTCACTGTCAGATTGCCGGCCATGTGATGTACGAATATCTTGTCGATCTTCTTGCCGCTCCTGCCGGTCGTCATGTTCTTGACCATTTTCTTATATGTTACCAGGCTGCTATTACTCATTCTCTTCGCCTCCCTCTTCATATATTCCGGCATCCTCTGCCGCTTCATCTCCTGCGCCCATCGCATAGATCTCATCATCGCCCATCGGCAATTTGAGATGTTGCTTGAATGCCTGGTGCAGTCCTACTGCAGCGAGTCCGGATACCATTCCTTTGACGATGCCTTCGTAGTCGAGGCCGAATAGTATAAGTCCGGACAGAGCGCCTATAATGAGCAGCGCTGTCGGAATCCATTTGTCATCTGTAGGCAGCCACTTCTTCATAACGTAGCCGATGCAGAGACAAGCTGCAGTTATAATCGGAATCATCATCGCGTCGAGTATTGATACATCCATTTTCTCTACCTCCATATTTTTCCTTCTTTTTCGTGTGCCTCTACGGCCTTCTTGATATATGTGTTGCCGTTGAGGTCATTTGTGTAGTGGTCGTATTGCTCGTAGAAGCGCTGGCGCTCGATCTCTGACCACGTTTCTCCGTTTTCTATTTCACTAAGCCGAGCGACGAGAAAATTCTTTGTTTTCTCTTTGTCCTCTTTTCTGAGTTCGTTCTGCAGTTCTTTGATTTCGCTCGAGAGCTGGCCGAGTTCTTCCTTGACTGCGGCCTTGATTGCGTCGATCGTCCACTCCTTTAATTTTTTGAACGATATGCCGAGCGCCACTAAAAAAGCGGCCGCAGCCGCTATCTGTCCGAGTGTTATGTTTTCCATAGCTATTCCTCTCTTTCGGCTATTTCTCTAACGAGCTCCATTGTCCGCAGTTCGATCTCTTCGGCGATTCTCGCAAGCGCCTCAATGAGCTCCGGCAGCGTGAGCTTCGCTATTTCCTCATCATTCAGCCTCTTCATCTTCCAGGGCCTTCTTGACAGCATCGTGCCAGCGCGCCGGCACGTCCTCGAGTGTCATCTTTCCTGCTTTGATCTGTCTCACATAAAATTTAACCATACTGTACCTCCTTAAAGATCTCCGATAATTTCAGCGAGCTCGGCTATAGCTCCTTCGAGCGTTTCGATGCTGACTTCTTCTGCAGACTTCTCTCTGAGAATAAACCAGTATTCTCCCTCGTACTCGATATTCTGCACCAGATCTGCATCATGCAGCACTTCCGTTATACCTGTTGAGGAATCATGAATCTCTACTCTATCGAGATTGCCTTCAAAAACCTCATCTTTGATTTTCTTTTCGGATACATAATTGTTTCCGGTCAATCCCAGGTCTTTGAGCACTGTTCCGTCAGCCAGCGTAATCGTGATTGTTTTGTCCATTTTAGTTCCCTCCTAAATAGATCATGATATAAATTGAGCATGTTTATTATCTGCTGATTTGACATATATTTGAATTGAGTTCCCATCCATGATTTGAAAGCATTTTCAATATCCTCTACAGGCATTCGCCCTCTATCATAGAGCCTCTTATATGCTTTCAGCTTTCGTCTTTCTCTGATAATGTTTCTCTGGTTAATTCTCCGGATTACTTTTCCTGTATCCGTGAGTGTGTACCGGATTTGTAGATATTTGTAATTGCCGGACAGTTTCTCTATGTGAGTTTTCTTATTGTTTATAAACAAGCCTATAGATTCCGCCTGCTCTGCAATTCCTTCTATTATGGATCTGACTTCCTCTTTTGTCTCTCCGATGATGTAGATATCATCCATGTACCGGCCGTACCGCTTGCGGCTCCGGACGATCTTGGCGTAGTTATCTATCCTCGTCGGGAAGAACACGCCTATATCCTGCGATACCTGGTCTCCGATATCTACGGATTTTCGCATCATCTTCTCTCCGGTCTTTAATTCATTCGGAATCGTCTCATGATACTTTATCGAGTCGAATTTTTCGGACATGCAGGATGCATATTCCTCGTCGTTCATGTACGAAACGTCTACCTCGAACGTCTTGAGGATCTCCGCGAGGAGCCATGCAGCGTCGCCGTTCAGTTTCGGACATACGCTCTCGATGATTTTATCGTGCTGCATATTATCGTAAAACTTTGATAAATCCACGAATCCTACATAGCCGTCATTGCTTCGATGCTCGAGCCAGTAATTATGCAGATCCTTCTCGAAGTTCTTTCTGGCAAATGATATGCCTTTGCCTTTCTGGCTGGCGCCGTTATTATGTATCAGATATGGCTTGAGCTTGGGCGTCAGTTCCGCATCGCATATAGCGTGTCTGACTACTCTGTCTCTCATCCGGCCGCCGTGTATCAATCTGGCCTTGCCTCGTTCTCTGAATATAAATATCGAGCCTTCGGACGTTTTGTATGTTCTGTCCTCGAGCTCGTTCGAAAGTCTTATAATCTCTGACAGAAAATCTATCTCGAACCTCTGCGGCTCTTCCTTCCAGGCGCTTCCTTTCATGGACGCCCGGAAGGCATCATAGAGCACATTCATATCAGTTATATTGCTTGCCATAAAAATACCGCGTTCTCCTCGCGAGAGTCGGGCTCCGGATATCGGCTCGTCGTAACTTGCCGCATGGAGCAAGCCGACGCGGTGCGGCTCCGCATTTCTGCGCCATCATTTAGCTTGCGCAAGGACAGCTCTTCCTTTCGGCGAAGTGCATGCCTAACTTGAGGGCTTATTCTGCACTTTCGAAATCCGGGCGAACGCCATTAGAGTTCGAAGCGTTGTTGTTGTTCGCATTGCCGTTGCCGTTCACATTGGCGAAGTTCGTCGTGTTCGCGACATCGCGAAGCCACCAGTTCGAGCGCAGTCTACAAGAGCTGCCCTATATAACTATTCTGATATTTCCGTCTGCTCTATTTTATCGAGCAGCACTTCTATTGCGTTGATTACGGATGCCGTTTCCCTCACAAGAGTATTATTCTTCACATTCTTTCTGAGAAATCTGTTATCTGATTGTCTGACGCCTTTGTATAAAGCAATCTGTCTGTCTATCGCCTCTCCGAATCTCTTGAATTTGTTTTTGTCAACCGGCAAAGTGCGGATGATGTAGTTTATCTCCTGCTTTAATACATAGCATTCAGCGATTGCATTATTCATGTGACGCCTTCTCGTCACGAATTCAAGCAGTTTGGCCGGAGTGTCCGACGGATATATGGAATTCGCTTGCGTGAATTCGCACTCGATCGTCCGTAGCATCTCGAGCACTGCGTCACATTCCTTATCTATAAACCACTTATTAAAAGCCTCAGCTTTCTTTTCATACCTCGCCACTACTTCATCGGGATTTTCGGCCGCTTGATGGCTGCGTCTGTAGAATTCTATAGTCTCCTGGTACTTCTCCCGAGAGAATCCAAAATCCTGCAGCATGAGCAGCGTTACCTCGTCTCGAAGTCTGTAGTAGTGATGCTGAGCCTCAAATCTTGATTGCCTTCTCTTTCCTTTCGGTACACTCATATATTGCCTCCATACTCCGGCCACGAGGGCCGGAGATTAAAGATTAACAGATTCCGAAAGCCGGGCGAACGCCAAAAGAGGCCGAAGCGGTGGTGCCGCTCGCAGCGCCGTAGCCGCCCACACTGGCGAAGGACGTCGTGCCCGCGACATCGCGAAGCCACCAGGTCGAGCGGTTTGCTTCGATAATTCTCGAATGGTCGTGCCTAAATAGACTGAATTGGCTGTTGTCTGTCGTATAAAGATTCGGCCAGTTCGTACCGTTGATGCAGTCTCCGAATATCTTGCAGCCGTATACATTGATTTCGTTCATGAGATCGACTGTACTTGTGTACCATGTTCCGCCGGAGCTGTAGCCATTCGTCGCCGCATTCTGCAGATGAAGCCTCTTTGAGAGGATGTGTGCGGATCCGAAAGCATTATTTATAGTGCTCTTGGCGCTGGCTAAATTCGTAGTATACATTCTGGATCCGACATAGGCTCCTGTAACCACGTTTGATGTATTCATCTGGGCTGTATACAGATTCGTATCCGGCACGATTACGGCATGATGCGTTGTGCATTCCGTATCGCCAGAGCGATACCAGTAGTCAAAGTCTGCTATTCTCCAGTTCACATCTCCGATAGTCCAGTAGTCTCCTATAAAGAGGCCGTGGAATCTTCCGCTCTGGATCTCCTCCCATTGCTCATCCGTTACACTGTCTCCGAGATACTTGCCTCTGTAGATCGCATTGTGTGCAGCTGCTCCGTCCGGAATCAGCATGTCGTATAGCGCTACATCGATTCTCGGTGCAATCAGCCTGTATGTTACTGCAGATCCGGCCAGATCTATTCTGTACAGAGGGAAATCGACTATCGTAGCGCCGTCGTTGATCGAGCCGGTATTGTATGCCGGCGGCTGCGGCGTATTGCTGCTGCTTACCTCCGTTCCTTTGAGCACTCTCAGCTCTACGGCATCGATCCTGCTGTCGTTATCATGCGTATACCTTGCGACTATCAGATCGATCCTCACTTTGCCTGTTGCGCATGTGTCTATCGGCAGCTCCTCTGCAGATATCCTTGTCTGAATTCCCTGTATGGATATCTGGCCTCCGGATATATCAAATTTGTTGATTGATGGCATTGTGGCCACGCACATATCGCCTTCGCGAGTGATGTAGCTGTCCGGGCCAAAAATCGAGCGATATACTGCCGCATCATCCAGCGGCGTAATATGCCTCTCTCCTGTGTAACCGGTTAAAATCTTAGCGCTCATTGATTACCTCCTTACTTTTGTTTTGTATTCATATTCTTCGGTTTTGTGATCGCCGTAATCGGTGCATCTCCATACTATATTTGTGATCTCGGCAGTGACATTCTCATTCGTCAGCCTGTCTCTGGCCGAGATGATGTCTCCGAGTCTGATATCGAGATCCTTGATAGATACGTCAATGTTCTCGTGCTGGTCGATGAGTTCCTTGTACCTCTTCATGCCATCGGATAACAGGCTCGTCGAGGATGAAAAGTCGTATATGTCTGTAGGATATGCTCCCGGGATCGCCGTCCTCGTGATATTCCAGTTTTCATCGGCATACAGATGTATTACTTCTCTATTATGCAGCTCGCCTTGTCCGAGGCAGATGAGATGCTTCGGCGTAGCATGATCGCGCTGGATCCGGAGCTTGATGTTGTCGTTGTAGTCCTGCGATACCTCGATCATGTCCGTTGCGTCTCGCGTTGTCTGTATGGATATCATCGCGACGCCTGTATACTCATCGCCCTCGTGGAATTCGATTCCGATTCTGAGCGATGAGTCTGCGGCTGCAAGCAGCTTCGTAACTCCTTCGAATGTCGTGATGTATCTATCAAATTGAAATGAGCCGCTTGTGTATTCCGTATCATCGACATCGAGATAATCCGAATGCGGCAGATTCCGCAGTATCGTCGCGATATTGCCGGAGACTACGAGATAGTCTTGTCCGGCCGGAGGCTCTATGATCCACTCAGACAGAGTGCCTCGCCATGTCCGGCCGGTGTATGTGATCGTCTTTTCATCTGTATCGATGATGGATCCTGTAATCTCTCCGCCGTACTCCGTTCCTTCGACATATACTATGGTCTTGATCTTGTTTTCCGAAAAAAAGAGCTCCTCGTCGGAGCTCGGCAGCGACATCTTGATTTCAAAATCATTCGTCACATAATCTATGTCAGTCGTGATATCAAAGTCCGCTTCATAATGCTGCAGATATCCGCTGTCCATTATTCCGTTTTTGTCTCTGATATACATTAAGTCCATGACGGCTCCGATCTCCTCTCGATGGTTGTGAAATCGAATTTGATTTCGCCGAATGTCAGCTCGGTTTCTTTCCCGAGCGTAATGAATGGATTGTGTTCTTTATCTCTGAATACGAATGCGCTCTCGGAGCTGCCGTCCGCTTGCAGGACGTCTATCGTCTTGATGGATCCGTCAGATACTATGCGCAGGCGCTCTGTGGAATTGAGCGTCACGAATACCTTTACCGGATCATTGTTGACGTATACTACAGGATCAATGGCCGGGCCGTAGATCATGAGCTCGAATCCATTGTTATCGCCTGTCAGCGTTATTGTGGCTGAGTGCGCTGCATATTCGTCATAGCCGTAATCGTAGCCGCGTCCGAGCACATTGCTATTGAATGAGTAGTTGCGGCCGTAGTCCGTTCCGGATCCGCCTGTCTCCGTTCCGTCGTAGCTGTGTACGGCTTCGCGAGTCCATCCAGGCGTTACGGCTATGACTTTGTATTTTGATGTGCGGTCGATCCTCACGCCGAATTCGTACTCCGCCTCAGTGATATAGCACTTGAGAGCCCAGCCTCGTATTTTGAGCGTTCCGGGCTCTCCTGCCAGCACGTCTGCATTGAATATGTCGCTGAGCTCATCCCTGGCGGCCAGGCTGTCTCCTGCGACGCCGATATTGAGCTCGTATTCGTTCTTAGAGCGATAGAAGTTCTCTATCTTGCCGTATCTTTGATCGTAGCCGTATGTCCAGTCCTTGAGCTTCTTTGTGTCCGCAAAATACGGATGTCTGTTGAGCGTCAGTTTGAGGATTCCGTTCCGATCATAGTATTCGACTATTTCCAGTTTTCTTAATGCCATTGATATCCTCCTATACTGTCACAAGCTCATTGACTATCCTACCGGCGACACGTTTATCAATCTTGAGATCCTTATCCTTCCGGAGTTCCTCTATCATCATCTGATTTTGTCTAATCATCTGAACGAGCAGCGCCTCGATATTGGCGTTCGAGGCAGTGAGCTTCTCGTCGAGCAGGCGCTCCGGTGTTACGATCTCTCGGCCGGCTTCGCCTACGCCGATGATAGACGGATTATCGAATATACCGCCTTTGGCGTACCAGCTGACGGAGAAGCTCGGCAAGGATCCCTTGCCTCCGATTCCGTAAGGTGCTTTCCCTCCGTTTACGCTAATATGCGGCAGCTTGAGATTCGAGAATATCTTTCCGATCGACAGAGGAAACATGCCTTTTATCTTGCTGATTACGTTGCTGATAGTCTGCTTCGCCGATTCGATCGGGCTGGTCATGGCTGACTTGATGCTCGAGAATGCGCTCTTTACATTTCCGATGATTCCGGAGATGCCATTGATAACGCTCTTGATGGCGTTCACTGCATTCGTGACAGCGTTTCTCGCAGCCTGTATAGGATTTGTAATGGCCAGCTTTATTCCGTTCCATATCGTCGTTACTGCCGTCTTGATGGCCGTGAATATCGTAGTGACTACGCTCTTGATGGCGTTGAATACGACAGTTATTACAGTCCTGTAGGCGTTCACATAATTCGTGATTATTGTGCGAATGACTGTGAATACTGTCTGTATCACTGTCTTTATGGCGTTCACTGCAGTAGTTACGCCGGTCTTGATGGCATTCCAGGCGTTCATTATCGATGTCTTGATGCCTTCGAACGTAGTTTTTAAGCTGTTCCAGAGGTTGAGAGCGAAGGCTTTTATGCTGTCCCAATTTTTGTACAGCAGTACGCCTGCAGCTATCGCCAGTCCGATACCAATTACCCACGGATTGAGTGCTCCTGCCAGTAGTCCTTTTACGGCTGCTCCGACTCCGGATAACATGTTTATTATCATCGGGCCGTATATCATGATATTGCCTAAGCCTGTCATGATTGTGCCGCCTATTACGAGCAGAGGGCCTATCGCGGCTACTATCGCTCCTACTACAGCGATTATTCTTTGAGCCGTAGGAGACAGGCTGTTAAACCAGTCTACGAGACTCTGGATGCCTTCGGCCACTTTCAGTATGATCGGGGCGAGCGCTTCGCCGAGCGATGTCTTTGCGACGTCTACGCTCGACTTGAGCTTCTCAAGGGATCCTCCGAAGCCGCTCATCATGGCTTCGGCCATCTCTGCAGTAGTTCCCTCTTCATCGAGGGCAGCTGACAGCGCAGATACTTCGCTCGGAGCCGTGTTTATCAACGCGAGCCAGTTTGACATCTGATTCTTTCCGAAGATGGTAGATGCAGCTGCTATCTGCTCGGATTCCGACAGTCCTGCAAATGCCTCGTGGAGTTCTTTCTGTATGGTGACAGTATCCTTCATGGATCCGTCAGCATTTACGATAGATACGCCGAGAGCGTCGAGTTGCTTCTGTACATCTGCTGAGCCTCCGACGAGTCTGGCGAATCCGGTCTTGAGCGAGTTCGCTGCTACATTGGCCTCGATTCCCTTGTTGGCCATTACGCCCATGTAGAGAGCCGCGTCATTTACTTTGTAGCCAGCGGCGCTAAATATTGGCGCTGCCACGCTCATAGACTGCGAGAGGCTGTCTATATCAAGAGCGGAGTTATTGCACGCATTCGCAAAAACATCGGCGTACTGAGCCGCTTCATCAAATGAGCCTCCGAAGCCGTTTATCGTGGCCACGAGTCCTCCGGATACTGTATCGAGGTTTCCGCCTTCGCCGGCAGCGAGATTCATTGCCGGCGCGAGAGCGGATGCAGCCTGTTCAGCGCTGAGTCCGGCCCTGGCGAAGTTAAGCGTCGCCGTTGCCGCATCGCTCATGCCGTATGTAGAATTAGCTGCGGCGTCCTTCATAGCCTTGTTGAGCATTTCGGCCTGTTCGGCAGTGTTCCCCATCGTGCTGTTTGTCAGCTGCATGGTCTTGTCGACTTCGGCGAAGCTCTTGGCTCCGGCAGCGCCTACAGCGGCCAGCGGAGCAGTGACGTACATCGTCATGCTCTTTCCTGCCTCTGTCATCTTTCCACCGATCTGCTTAAACTGCTCGCCGAGGGCCGTGAGCTTTACGCTCGACAGCTGGCGGAGCTCCTTCTCAAATCGTTTCTGCTCCGCCTCGGCTCTTACGATCTCGCGCTCAAGCTCTTGGTATTCTGCAGATGCGTGGTCTACGCCTTTTGCGTCAAGCTGAGCCTGCGCGTTCTTGAGGTCATTTACCTTCTGCTTTGATTCCTCGACTCGTTTAGTGAGCAGCTGCTGCTTCTGAGAGAGCAGCGTCACGTTCTTCGGATCATATTTGAGGCCCCTGTTTACATCCTTGAGGGCCTTATCGACGTCATTCGTCGAATTCTTGACTCTCTTAATGGCCTGCTCGAGTTTCGTGGTCTTGCCATCAAATTCGATAGTGATTCCTTTTATCTGTCCTGCCATAGTTTAACCCCAGAAATTATCCCAGTCGGCCTGCGTGGCCTTCCTCTTCTTTACCTTCGGCTTTCCGTTCTTGTCCTTTCCGTTCTTCTCGTTAATCATCTTCTCGACTTCAATCTTTCGATTGATGTATTCGATGCAAAAATCAACAATTTGGCCGAGAGTCATCTTCTGCATCTCTGCTACACTTAGTCCGCTTGCGACTCCTGTGGCGAGGATTTGCTCGATGTCTGGCCGGCTTTCTTTTTCGGCCTCAGACTCTTGATCTGACTCTGAAGCCTCTTCCAGTTTTTTTCCGATACCACGCCTCTGACTATCAGTTCGAAGATCTCCGGCGCCAGTATGTCTACAGGGAATGAATCAAACTGTCTGATCCATACCATCGGCTCGTCAATGTCCGGATTCGCGCTCTTTGCCAGAGCCCAGCACACATTGACGAAAGATACGAATTCGAGGCCGGTCAATTCTACGAGCATGTTCGTCAGTATTTCTTTGTCGAGCCTGCTCACAAAATCCTCGGCGCTCGTTATTTCCAGTCCGTTTGCAGCGAGTCCGGATATCATCTCGGATATCGCTCCTATCAGCGGCATTACTTCCGGCACTATGTCGTGTCCGAATTGAGATTTGTATATCATCATCCATGCCAGATTGTTGTCTACTGTGATTTCATGGTTTTTGTCGATTCTTATAGTCTTTATCATTTTGTCGCCCTCCTAAAATGCAATTAAGAAGCGGCCTTGTGAGGCCGCTTTCTCATTGCTTCTTCTGATGTTCTATTCAGATGTTACCGGCAGCTGTGGAGCTGGCGGATTAGTGAAGATCGTGTCGTAACCTTCTGCGCTCTGCGGATAGTAAACACGAGTGAGTCCTGTTTCGTTGTCTCCCATAACAGTCAGATCGCACGACTCAGTATTCGGCTCGTTGGAGCCTTCCTTTGTCTTGTGCTCTCTTGATGGTACGGAAGCTCTGACGTTGTACAGGATCCCTCTGCGTTTTTCTTTGTCGCCATCCCCTTCAAACGCGATATAGAGGTTAGGTCTCGTCGCGTATTTCGACTGTGCGATTCCGCCGTCGTCCAGCTGGATGAATCCGCAGAATTTGAGTTTGTACTCATCCGGGAATCTCATCATCTCGAGCGAGCCGCTGAATCCGTTATCGCTGTAGTCAGCGTAGTAGATTACGTCATCGGCGTAGCTCTTGACTTCTTCGGTCTCCGGATCGAGTGACAGATTGACAGCACCAGGCAGCTTGAATGGAGCTCCCATTGTTACTCTGCCGGTCGTGTCATCGACTGTATATGTGCCTACATGCACATTTTTTAGTCCGAATTCAACTTTGTTAGTATCACTCATAGTCTTTCCTCCTAAGATATGTAGTAGTAGATCAGATAGACGCCTTCATCATCGATGTAGACGTCCTCGCTTTTTTCAAACAGATATCCGTTATCGAGCAGTACGGCCTCGATCTCAGACTCCGCCTCTTCGTCCTTCTTGCTATAGTAGTATTCCGCTATATAGCCGTTCTTCCGGAAGTACAGTGTATCGTCTGCGTTCGCTGCGTTCTGGCCGTTGCCGTACCATACCAGATATCTCGCCGGCAGTTTCTTCCCTTTCGGAGTGAAATACCATACCGGCAGTCCTGTTGTTTCGAGTACCTCTTGCATTGTCATAGCATTCTCAACCTCGCTTTGATTCTTGAAGGCAGCCTCATAGCTGCAGCCTCTTCGGCAGGAGCAATGTGCTTTTGTGGGCCTACTCTGCCGTAGGTGCCGACTCCGTTTCTTACGACATGGCCATTCTCAAGAAGATGCGTGAGCCTGTAGTGCTTAGCGTTCCGGACGATATATGTGTCGCCGCGCTTTACCACTCCCCAGCTACGAGCGTAGCCTCTGCTGTACTTCCTGCGCTTAGGCGAGGAAGCCTTGAGCCTCTTGGCCGTGTCTCTTGCTTCTTCTTCAACGCACTGGTCGAGCACATGATGCACTTCTCTCGTGTACGTTGTGAGGATGTCATCTATCTGATGAGATATTGAGCCTTTAGCCATTGCCTTCCTCCTCGATCTCGATATCAAGATCTCCGATCCTGCGCTCGAGAGTGAGCTCGAGCTGCCTGCCGTTCCTGTATTTGCGCACGAGATGATAAATCACATCATCGAGCTTCACTAAAGATTCGCCGTCATAGTCTCTATAATCGGCGAGAACGGCAGTACACTCCGGCTTGTAGTCAGTCTGAGCCGCAGAATAGAATTCTCGCATTCCGATGTCTCTTATCTCGGCTCTGACTTTGCGAGCCGTGTATCTCGGAGCCTCATTGCCGTATCTGTCTTTTACCGGCTCATGCTCTTTGATGAGCTTGATAACTTCGTTGTACATTACTCGCTCTCCTCGTAGTACGCGGATGTATCCTTGAGGGCCGTTGATGTTATATCCCAGGCGCGTTCCCAGAGCGCTCGCTCTTTTTCGTCCGAAGCCATGCGCATACACACAAAATCGATGAGTCCGTCTGTGACGAGCTCATCTTCACTGTTTGCCATTTCCTCGGTTACTCCGATGCGAGCAAGCTCCTTGCGGCCTGTTGCGATACGCGCATCGATTTCGTCATTCAGTTCATCGTGGCTGATTCCCAGATTGATTTTGATTCTGTCTGTTATCGATGCCATCTTATCCCTCCTGTGCTTCGATTTCCGCTATGATATCTGCCTTCTTGGTCGAGGTTATAGTGTAGCCTTTTTCTTTGGCCAGAGCCTTGAGCTCGGCTACAGTCAAGGAGGAGAGATCCTGTGATCCCTCCTCCTTTTTTGCCTCAGTGGCGGCCCTGGCCTTCGTTATTCCGAGGCTGAGCCCGAGAATGTAGCCTTGACGAATGCCTTCGGATTCTCGAGGCCGCCGTCGAAGATCTCAGTGCCGGTAAAGATAGTGTTCGCTGTCTTTGCCTCTACTGTAGGGAAAATCTCGAGCGGTGCGAAATCGTTACCCTTGAGAGCTCCGACTACGCCGAAGTATGCTACGTTGTCGGCGAGGTTGGCATCTACCTTGATGACAGCGCCGTACATTACGCCCTTAATGACAGGATCCACCTGTGCGCTCTCGATAAATGCCTTTTTGCCGTCGGTCGTCTCGATGCCGGCGAAGCCATTGTAGATAGTATTGCGGTTAGCATATACTGCTACCTGGCCATTTTCGTCGATCTTGGCCATGATGGCTCTGATCGCCGCGTCTGTGTAGACCTGGCCTGTCAGCACGTTGCCGGAAGCGATCTTGACATCGGCATTGGCAGCGATTCCGGTTGCCGGAGCTGTTCCGTCGAGTCTCGCGAGGAGCACTCTTTCCTTTGCTACTGCGATTCTCTTGGAGATATCAGACACGAGCCAGCTCTCGAATGAATCGATGCTCATGAATTTCATTCTGCGTGTCATGACAGCATGCTTCTTGACGTCTACGCCCGGTACGCTTACGAGCACGAATGTATCCTGCTCATCTGCGTTCGCGCCGTCCTCTGCGACTGGAGCCGCATCTCCGGCAGCGATAGCAGTTCTGACAGGGATAGCGAAGCCTTCGGCCATCTGAGAGATATCAGCGTCCTCAAGCATTGGTGCCTCGGCTTTCACGAGGTCTACGATTCTGTCGAGCGTTACCTTTGGCACTACTGCGCCTGTGTTGGCTGTAGTGAATGTGAATGCTCTCTGCTCAGCCTCTGTGAGCTCTCCGAGCATCATTTCTCCGTTGTGGTCTACGGCCATTCTCTTGAGCCATGCGGATCTGTATTCCGGCGACTCGTAATTGTAATCGTTCATTACGTTTGCTGGCATTGATGTTCCCCTTTCTGCTACTGTGGTGCTTCTCTGGCCTGCCTCGATTGCTCTTACGGCAGCCTTTCTCTCTTCGAGTTCTGTGAGTTCTGCATCTCTCTCCTGCAGGAGTCCGAGCTCCTCAGTGTATGCCTCGATCTCTTTCACGTCGTTTGATCTCTCTACGAGGCCCTTGAGCTCTTTCATGCGCTCTTCGATAGCTTCGTGAGTCGTGTAGTTTTCCTTGTTGAAATCCATGTTATTTCCTCCTTGATTTCATCAGATAATTGAATTTTGCCCGGGCCACGCTTGCCGCGTTTCTGCTTTCCGCTTCTTCGTCGATGCTTTCCGCATCAAAGAATCTCCGCGCACTGATTTCTGTGGCGTTATACGCCGGTATATCAACTGCAGAAACGTCGAGCACTCTCTTGATACTCTTGAGCACATAATGATATTCGCGCTTCTTGGCGTCGTTATCTTCGCTCATGGTATAGTCGAGAGTTCCCGGCTGGTAGCAGTATGACATCTTATCTATGTTGCCGCGCTTGATGTCGCGATAGAGCTGTTTGTGTCCTTCGTCATCGTTCCAGAGCTCGGTCTCCATCTCGAGCGCTACAGGCTTGTTCACATTCAGCTTGAGGCTGTTATTCCTCGTCCTGGCGAATACGCGGCCGCAGTGGTTATAGTTAAAGATAACGTCGCTCATGTCGGCGTTATCGAATGCGTCCTTATCAACGCTCTCATATACTTCGACATCATAATCATCCCATCCTTTGAAACTGTAGAGCAGTGTCTCGCTATCAAATACGCATGGCGTGCCTTGTATAAGCATCCTCTCGGAATCATCGTCCTCATCCTTGCGTATTTCGATGTTCTTGATCTGAAAGTCTCTGAATTGTACGCCTCTCTCTTCGATCAGCTTCGTGATGTTGTCTCTCTCACTCATTATTCTTCTTCCTCCTTTGAATCATCTTCGTCATCGTCTACGTCTATCGGCTGCGTATCCAGCCTCATGATCGGCTTGTCTCCGCCAGGCAGAGGAGCGAGATTCATCATCTCACGCCACTCATTACGAGTGAGGGCGCCGATATCGATGTATTGCTTCATGTTCAGTTTCTCTGACATTGAGATCCACTGAATCGCCGATGACTGATATTTGATGTAATTGCCGCGAGACAGCTCATTTTCCGAGTAGATCTTGCGTGCCATCTCGAGCGACAGCTGTATTAAAAATGGCTCGATCTTCGCCTCGTAGAAGATCTGAGCCTGGTCTGCGGTCATCTTCGACTGCAGCACATCATCATTGACGCCGAAATACCTGTACACATTTTCTCTGTATTCGCGCATCTGCGTCCATGTGGCCGTCATTGGTTTCAGCTCAACAGGCACAAAATCCATGCTCCTGTCGAGGGCTCCGATACCGGCCTTCTCGTCAGATGATGTGTATGAGTTTATGAAGTCCTCTTTTTTCTTCTGCAGATCCGCCGAAGAGAGGCCGCCTGTCGCCTGGTATTTGATAATACCTCTGAGATTAGACGTCGATTTTACTGCGTTCGAAAGCGCCTGGTCTGTCGTGTTTATCATTTCCAGATTGCTCAGAATAGGCAGATTACTCTCTCCGGCTATGTCAGATTTGTAGTAGTCCTTTCGAAGCACTATCAGATCTTCCCACGCTGCGACAAATTCGCTGCCATTCAGAAGAGCGAATCGGATATAGATAAACCCCTGTTTATCTCTCAGCGTTTCGAATGAGCTGTATACTACCGGATAAAATCCGTGTATGCCTTTGGCGTCTCTGTCTATCAGAATAAATGCCGTATTCTGCACTTCGCGCATGACTCGGATTTTGTATAGAAAATCCGCGCCGGACATAAACGGATTCGGGCTGTATTTGAGCATCTGCGTCAGCTTGCTCTTGCTTGTGGCCGGATCCGCCTTACTGGAATATTCCGCCAGGACGCGGATGCAGCTGCGCACTATGGCCGAGGCGTACATGTCTGCTCCGAAATTTGTGAATATTGAGCGGAAGCCTCCGAATTCTCGCCATGACTGCAGCTTTGCCTTGATCTTCTTGAAAATATTAAACATTTCGCTCCCTTCTTAGTGAATCAGTGATAGATACTCTTCCTCGTGATTTTTCATGCATGTATACGCATTGAGAAGCGATACAGTGCCGTCTATTCTTCTTGACTGCTTGAGCTTTATAGGCGCCTGCGACTCGATGCCTTGCGGATTCGTCGATTTTACGCCGGTGTTTATGAGGCACCATAGCGTTATCGGATTCTTGTCGTAGACTACCTTGTGCGCCTTGAATTCTGCCTTGAGCATCTTGAATGGATATGTCCACGTTATCGGGCCTTGAGCTATCTTTTCCATCGTGAAGCCGTAGCTCTCCATCTCGTCTACCCAGTATCCGGCAAGGGCTCTGTCGTAACCGATCCAGAGCGGCCGGAGCTCGTATTTTGAGCACATATTGAAAAACCACATCGTTACATCGTGGTATTGTACTTGTGTTCCGGAGCATACAGTCAACCAGCCTTGCTCGTGCCATAGTCTGTACGGCGCCTCCGGTTTCTCCTGCTTGTCGACTTCCTCGAGCCTCGACTCCGGCATAAAGTAATGCTGCAGCGCGTATGTCTTATCATCGTCCTTGCGCTTTATAAGCAGCGTCGCGCATGTCAGATCCGTGGTCGCCGACAGATCTGCGCCTCCTATGGCATAAGCGCCTTTGAGATAGTCCATATCGAGCATCTCGTCGTTGAATGCTTCGTCGTATTCGAGCCATGCTGCATGCTCGTTCTCAGTCAGATTGAAGTCTTTGACCATGACTGTCGGCCGGAATGCCCTGTCGACTCTGGCCTTCTCGACATATCCTCTGAGTTTCTCCTCACTCTTGATCGTTCCGAGGCCCGGATTCGCCATGATCCAGTATTTCGGCTTGAGCCAGTGCTCTTTTTTGTCGAGTGCGTAGTAGAGAAATAAGAATCTCTCGTCTTTGATATTCCCATTGAGGACGCCTTTGCCGTACTCTACCTGGGCGTCGAAGATCCCATCTCTGACGAAATTGTTTGTCGATATGCAAAGAAGCAACGGCTGCCGGCGCTGTTCGGCCGAAGTCGATTGCTTCATGTCGTCGTATAATGATCTGTTCTTGATGGCTGCCAGCTCGTCGATGCAGACGAATGAGGCATTGAATGAATCCATCTTGTTTGTATCTGACGCGAGCGGTTTGAGTGTTCCTTCGTTGAGCGGAAAGTAAATATCATAGCCGCGTTTCCGTACATGTTTTCTGAGGAATGGAGAGTGTTTCCGCATCCTCTCCGCTTCATCAAATCCCTTTCGGGCCTGCTCTTTTTTCGTCGCGAGAAAGTATCCCTCCGGAGCGCCCTCTCCGTCATTACAGAGATGGTCGAGAGCCATGCAGCTGGAAAGAGTCGTCTTTCCGTTCTTACGGCCCATAAACCAGTTACATTCCTGAAATTGCCTGTATCCGTCATCGTCGACAAATCCGTAAATGCTCGACAGTGCGGCTCTCTGGAATAGCTCGAACGTTATCGGAGCTCCCATCTTGCCCTGTGATTGTTTGCAGAATTTCTCCATGAATGAGATGTGTTTATCTGCTATGGCCTGGTCATAGTGAAAGCGGCCCGGCTGTTCTACAGCGTTCGCGAGTATCTCATATTGCTTTTTCACTGCATCATTGACGAGGACTTCGCCGTTTACCATCTGAGCGTAATAATCAGTTATCGGATTCGACATGTTAATTCCCTGTTATGTGCTTGAGGAATTCATCCTGCTTGTCGACGTCATCCGGGCTCCGGAGCTCTGCCAGCTGCTTGATGGTCGAGAGATAATTCTTCAAGAATTTATCGTGTACCTCGACTGCCGAGCTCTTTTTCTGGCCGTATTGATTCTCGCCGTTCTTATACGCCTCGACTACTCCATCGCGCTGGATGATGGCCTCGGTTTCGGCGATTTCGACTTTCAAAAAGGCTGCCGTGCGGATCAACTCCGTGGCTAAATCGTCTTGATTTCCTAAAATTTCCTCAAGTCTTTTTATCTCTTTTCGAATTTTGCTTTTTCGTTGTTTTTCCGTGTAAATTTGAACAAACTCAGCCATTTTTTGTACTCCATTTCGTACAAGTTTCTTCTTCATATTGCAAAAGCCGGACTACACCCTCATGCGCACGATGTTCGTCTGCACGATGGGTCACTCGTCGGTCTATGGAGACGAGAGTTATTCGCCATCGAAGGGGGGCATGGCCTTGACCGGCAAGCCGTCCGATGTGAAAAAAATTCTATCGAGCGCATCACTATTGCTGCGATCACTGCCTTGATGTTCTGCCTTTGTCTTGCGTGTATGACATCGATGGCATAGCGTCCGCAGATTGTCCAGGTTGAGCGCTATCATTTCGTCGTAGATATTCTCCGGCGTGAGCTCTATGATGTGGTCGACTTCATTGCCAGGCTTGCCGCATATCTGGCAGATGCCTCGATCCATTCCTATCCTCAGCTCCCTCACATCTCGCCAGGCTTTTGAGTTATAGAATTGTTTCGCGAATTCCTTTGCCATCTATCTCGTCGAGTTTCTCCTGCAGCATCTTCGCTGCTGTCTTGTTGTCTATGACTTTCCAGAATGATACCTTCGGGAATCTCGGATCGTAGGCTTTGAGCTTGCAGCCCAGCGCCTTCGCCTCTATAGCCGAGCGGCCGACTGCATACACTGTGTCGTACTTGGCAATCAGCTTCAAGAATTCCTCGCGCTTGATTCCTTCGATGTAGTCGATGCCCTTCGGTAGCTTGGCGTTCCTGCGCTTAGTTCTCCTGCCGGCGTATGCTATCTTCCTGGTCTTTGCGGTCTTGAATTGTTTCACATACTCCACATCGATCGACAGCGGCAGATAGATCGGAGTTCCGAGATGCGCCACCTTCTCGCAAGTCTCCGGCACTCCGCATACCAGTATCAAATCTTTGTAGCCGTATGTCTGCAGCCAGTCATAGTTCTCTGGATGCAGATTGTTGTGAATGAATACGATGGCGTGATCTGCGCCGGCGCCTTGCACATTTACTGTGATCCAGTTTCGGTCTGTCTTGACATTCGGGATTATGTTCGCGACTATCTCCTTGCTGTAGTAGAAAGCGCCATTGTACTTGTTGCCCTCCATCAGATTCCATTTGTCGCGATATCTCCTGTCGTTGTGGTCGATAATCATGGGTTTACTCCTTCAAACGAAAGAGAGCCTCGCGGCTCCCTGTGTGATTTCTTATCTTGCTTTTGTCAGTTTATATTATTTCAGAGTGGCTACCGCAAGTACAAGCAACTACTCCGGATTTATTATAGCGTCGACTGCAGCGAGAGCTCTGTCGTGCATCTCCGATCTCGCCCAGTATTCCGACAGCGTATCCCTCGGCCAGATGTCAGAGCCGCCTATATCCTCGGCTATCCTCTCCCATGACATGAGACTGATGTATCTATCATAGAGCAGCATGCTCAGTACAGGATCCGCGACAGCTGCTATCGTGGCCGTTATCTCTTCGCGCTTGGTCGCGGCCTTTGCTCTCTGCTTTTGCTTCTTGGCTTCGAGGATCGATAGCTTTACGGCTATATCCTCCGGCTTCTTGGATATGCCGCTGCCTCTCGGCATGCCGTCGTAATTGATGGCCATGCTGTCTATCTCGTCATTGATGCGCTCGATATCTCTATCGAGACGCTCTATATCCCATGTGAGTTTTCTGTACTGGCTCAGATATTCTTTAGCTGTCATAACTCCTCCGCACTCCAAATGATCCGCTACATCACGGATTCTTCTATCAACGAATACATGTCGATTTGTATTTCTGTTGCTCGCTTATATGTCTCTTGTCTATCCACTATGATTCCTTTGCGCCATGTCTTTAATCTCGGCACTGGATCCGTCGACGTCATCTGATATTCAAGATGCTCGAGTCCTGTGAATGGATGCTCGTATCTGTGTATCGAGTCCGAGTCTATCTGATATCCCTTGAGCGGTTTAGGATCCTCGAATAGCTGCCGGGCCTCAACCAGCTCGCGCCTTACTACGGCTCTCTTTAGATTCCTTGAGCCGCTCCATCTTTTCTTTGTCGCGTTCTCGGGCTTGCGGAATGTTCTCTGTGTTTCCTTTATCAGATACTCTGCGAGCTCTGTATAGTTTCTTGTCCTGTCCAGGCTCGATGTCCAGATTTTTCCATTCGTCCACTGCTTCTGTATGATTGCATGATCTATATATGACATCACGATGTGATGATGAATTCTTTTATTCTCGTACTCGGTTACTGCTATCCAGTAGAATTCCTTTCCGAGCTTCTCATATTCTCGCTTCATTCTCCGGATGAAGTTATTGAGTTCTTTCTTTGCGGCCTGCTGATCTGGAGCATCTCCTGCATAGGTCAGCGTAGTGTGATAGTCTCCCGGATAAAAATTCATATTGAGCAGAGCGGCCAGCTTGCGCAGAGCTATCCTGTCGTTATTCTTCATGACGGCTGCGCTCGTCGGATTATGTTTCGGCTGGCGTGTTCCGGTATTGCTTCCGAATTTTGATTTGAGCATTACCGATATCACTGCTCCTGCTATCCATGTTTCTCTGACTATCTTTGACATCTTGTTTTCCGTTTCAATTCGTGGTCGCTTAGTTAATGTTCTAATGGACGGATATCCCGGCTCGCGGCCGGGCATATTCCTTCCATATATATAATGTAGTTATTTCTCTTCGCCTGCGGTGTAGAATATCAGCTTGTATCCTCCGCCGCTTATCGGTTGTACTGCTACGCAGAATCCGCAAAGCAGCGCTGCATTCTCGAATCTGTCCTTTTCGATATCATTCTTGACGACTACTTCGCCTTTGAATTTGTCTGCCATGTTTCTTCCTCCTTTCCTTATCCGGCCACGAAGGCCGGAGATTTTAGATCAAAGATAGTTTGAAAGCCGGGCGAACGCCAAAAGAGTTCGAAGCGGCGTAGTTGTACGCAACGCCGTTGCCGCTCACAAGGGCGAAGTTCGTCGTGCTCGCGACATCGCGAAGCCTGTCGGCAAGCCAGTACCATTCCC